TAATCTCATCCCTCATCCTCAACCCCTATCACTATCTTAACAGATAGGGCGAGGTGATCGCCCATCTTGAAGAGAGTCAAAATGCGGCCGCAGAGGTGAGTCGCAAACCAACACCAACCGCCAACCACTAGCATCAACCTTTATCAGCGGTTCCTAAAATAAAGGAACCATAGATGCATATCGATACGGGCAGTCCAGAAGCCCAAGCGGCCAGACCACTGGCAGCGACCGTGACAAAAGCCGAGTATGATGCTCGAATCATGAACTACCTGCCATTTATTCGGAGTCGGTGCAGGAAGCTCGTAGGCTTGCATCGAGTCGACTTTGACGACCTAGTGCAGGAAATTTTACTTTACCTGCTAGAGCGGCACGACAATTGGCAACCGCAGGACGCGGCCAACAAATGGCATGGATTTCAGAGCTATGTCTATTGGGCGATACGGTCAGTCTTGAAGCGGCAGCTCTATCACAAGCATCGCGTGGACCATTGGACGGTCAGTGAAGCCGTTGCTCGTGACAATGGCGCTGACGATGGTGACGGGCCGTCGCTTTTCGATCTCGTAGCCATCGACCCTACTGCACCCGATGAACTTGACGCTAAGACCGTCCGCATGCATGCCCGCAAGCATCCGGACGGGGCGTTGCTGCTCAGGTTCTATGTCAATGGCGAAACGCTCGTGGACATCGGCCTGGATAACGGCACGTCAAAGCAGCGCATTCGGCAGCGCCTGGACAAGGCTCTCGAATGGCTACGTGGTGAGCTACTGATCGAAGGCTATGAGCCAATCGACATCCCCGTCCCGAATTCGCGAATAGGTAACGGCAGGCGCATGACGAGCGAAGAACGCGCAGCCGCCAATGAGCGCGACCGCAAATGCAGACGGCAGCGCCATGCCAGCCGTAACAACAGCCGGGCGACCGACCAGCCGGACCGTGGCGATGATACGGCCAGCCAGCCCAGCCCGGCAGTGCACCGGGTTTGGTTGCATTCGACCAGCATGCGCATGCAAGGGTTCGACGTGATCCTTGCCAGCTTAGGCCGACCGACACAGAAGCTCGTGGATGCGCGTGGATAGGCATGGAGGCATCAGGATACCTCCAGAGTAGCAAACGCGCGCTGGTGAGCCGCTGTGTGGCAGCGAGAGGCTAAGCGGCTGCGACGGCAACCCCGACATGCCGGGGCGTCGAAAACTTTGGTGGATTCGTCGATGTCGGGTACCGGCGGCGGGCGAACGCGCATGAGGCCACGGTGCGGTAGCACAAGGTTATAACATTACATAGGGGATTTCCCCCAAACATCTGAGATGAAGGAGCGACAATGAGCAGGAAACTAACTTTAGCGGAAGCTAAAGCAAATGGGGCTTATGCCCGCAACCCGAAGAGGTATCAAAACAACCAGCCAACGGATGAGTCACCACTTGGCGACTGTCCGGACTATATCGTTGATACCGCTGAATGTAAAGCGAAAACCGCTTGGAAGCTCCTGGAAATCGAGGGCAACTACAGGTTGACTTTTGCACATCGTGCGCTGGTCGAAATGTGTGCGCTTGTACGCGGCGAATTGATTGCCGGCGGTCAGCCGGGCATTCATAGGCTGAACTTCATGCGACAATGCCTCAATTCGATGGGCATGACCCCTCTCACGGCCGGCAAGGTCCCTCAAGCGCCTGCCGATGACGAAAAGAGCGGCGAGTCTAATGCAGACGAATTCTTCGACTATAACCCGATGGATTAGTCACTAGCCGGTGACAATACTGCCCGTATGGCAAGTAATATTCGCAAACCTACGCGCGATATTGAGCAACCGCAAGCCAATCAACCCCTAATTCTTGAATATATTTTTAACAACAGGGGTTGGTTTTGGGGTTTCCGCCAATCAATTCACTGATTGCAAGTGCTTCTTTGCTGTTGATGGGTTGCATTCAGTTAGGGGCGTTTGGTGGAGTTGAGCTGACGGCGTTTCAAAGTCCCGCTGTCACGCTCTGCGCAGCTCGGCCAGACGTCCCGCCCTTTTCAGCAATCGAGCATATGAGCGCCACGCTGATGCCACGGGAAGTCTCGTCAACTGGCTATGGCCGGGTGGCTTCAGCGGGTCTCTCATGACCTAAAACCGGGACCGGAGAGCGAAAACAAGACGGTTCCAAAACATGCCCTTGGTGATTGCAGCTAGTCAAGGGAGGGAAACTGAAAACCGCAACATATAGGAGCATACGCTTGAAGAATGTAAACCATTTGAAGCAGGAACGCGGCGCTATCGTAGCTGAAATGCGTTTGCTGTTGGACGACAATACCGCTTTCGAAGCCGCCTCAAAAAAGGTCGATGCTATCGACGCGGAAATCCGCAACTATGAGCGCATGGAAGCGCTCGAATCCGGCGCCGCTGCTGTCGTGCCGCGTGACTCCATGGCTGGGCAGATGGGCAGCTACAGCATCCGTGCCGCTGTAGCTGGTGCTGCGGAAGGCCGTCTGACCGGTCTCGAAGGCGAGGTGTCGGCAGAACTGGCTAAGGGCGCGCCGCAGACTCGTGGCGTTCGCATCCCGCTCGCTGCCATCATGGGCAATCTCGAACAGCGTGATCAAACTTCCGTTACTGCCGGCGCTACCGTCAACCAGAAGTTCGGATCCTTGATTAACAGGCTGAAACCGGCTTCCAAGGTCATTGGTATGGGCGCGACAGTCATTCAGTCCACTGGTTACGCGCCGCTCGTGCTGCCTCGTCACTTGACCGGTCAGACGCCGACTTGGCTGTCTGAAGGGCAGAGCCTGACGACCAGTGACTCGACCTGGGATCAGCTCACGCTCGCTCCTCTGACGGTCGGTTCGGAAGCTGTTCTGTCGCGCACGCTGCTTAAGACCAACAGCCTTGGCGTTGACAGCATCATTGCCGGCGACTTGAACTATACGCTTTCCGAGGCTCTCGACGCGGCGGCTCTCGGCGGTAACGGCACGGGCAACACGCCTACCGGAATCTGGACCAGTGTTGCGGTCACCCCTGCCGAAACCCTGCTGTCAGATACGGCAAGTGACCTGATCAAGGCTATCGACCTGGCTGACAACGGCACTGGTGCTTTCCTGCTCACCACGTTGGCAGCTTCCGCCGCTCGCAAGGTCAAGGACACGCTCAACCGTCCGATCGCTATCGAGGACCAGCTCCATGACTACAATTTCGACGTGACAAACCAGTTCCCGACAGTCGAAGCGATCACCTACGGCGTGTGGTCGGATCTTGTCGTGGCCATGTGGGGTGGCGTGGATCTTGTGGTCAATCCATATGCCAAGTCGTCTTCCGGCGCGCTCGTGCTGGATGCCTTCCTTGATGCCAACGTCGGCACTCGCCACGGCTCGAAGTCGTTTGCGTGGTCGGCGCTCACGCAGACCTCGTAATGGCAAGCAGATGAAACGGATCGGCCGCCGCGTGCGGCCTTTCTTTTCTCTGGCGACAAGGAGATTTGGAATGACAACAGAGATTGAGAAGCGGCTAGCCGGACAGCCGCACAGTGAGGTGACTGGCCGTACCTTGAGCGGTTACGTAGTGCTTTGGGGCGTGGAAACCCGGATTGGCGGCCAATTTACCGAGACGTTTAAGCGGGGCGCGTTCACCCGCTCGCTCGCAGATAAGACTGGCCGTGAAAAGCTCGTACTGGTCGACCACGACAGCAGCCAGTTGCTCGGCCGTGTCGGCGTGAACGCCACCATGGCAGAAGACGCTCGCGGCCTCAAAGTGACCGTCCAGCTTCCCGACACGGCGCTTGCCAACGAGATTCGCGGCCTGCAGGAAGCCAATCTGCTAGGCGGCTGGTCTATCGGCATGCAGGTGCCCCCTACCGGTGACGTCTGGAAGGGCGACAAGCGGACCATCGTAGAGGCCAATATCGTCGAAGCAAGCGTCATTCGCAGCCACGCGGCTTACGAGGCCACCAAGGGCACCACTTCCTTGCGATCGCTGCATGCCGGCGCCGAGGCCGATCTGCGCAAGCGGCTCTATCTGCATTACCTGGGGGCAATTAATGGGCATTTTCAAGAACATGAAACAGCGGCTCGGGTTCGAGAAGCGCGCCGTAGCCGATACCAGCGGCGGACAGGACCCCTACACTATTGCGATGCGCGCCATTAGCTTTGGCGGCGGCGAAGAGGGTGCAGCTCGGCTGGCCGTGGCCTCCCGTTGCATCGACGTGATCTCGGGTCATTTCGGGAATGCAGAAAGCAAGCTCTATCGGCATGGTGCCAATGGTGCGCCGGAAGAAGCCACTACGAACGCTCTCTACAAGTTGCTTTTGAACGGCACGCCCGCAATGTCGGCTCAAGAGCTGAAGCGCCGGCTTATGGAATCTTACCTGACCCATGGCGAGGCCTTCGCGGTCATAAAATGGGATAACAACGGCCTGCCGGTCGATATCGTGCCTTACGACTTCCCACAGGTGACAGTCGAGATGACCGGGAATGGTCACTGGAATTACTTCGTTCGCGACTTCCTTTCGGCCAATGCTCAACGGCCCATTAGCCATACAGATATGTTCCACGGCAAGCACAGACCGTTTCTTGAACGCGGCCGGTCTCCCCTGGCGCTAGCGTGCGAGTCGATGGGGTATGGTGCAGCTCTCAATGAAGCCTTGAAGAACGCGGCCGAACAGGGCTTCAAGGGTGCCGGCGTCCTGTCTGCTCCTGGCACGATTACCGATGCGACGGCCAAGCGCCTGAAGGACGATCTCGAAGCCAAGTTCTACGGCCCGAATGGCGCAGGCCGCGTCATGGTCGCAGGCGACGGCTTGGAATACAAGGCTATTACGCAAACCGGCGCGGACGCTGAGGCTCTCGAGTCAAAAAGGCTTTCGATGTACGAAATCGCCGCTGCTTTCGGCTTGCCACCTGAAGCCGTTGGGCTGCCTTTCCATTCCTCGTGGTCGTCGAGCGAACAAGCCGGCCTGCAATTGGTCGCAGCTCTCAAGATGTGGGAAGGCCATCTATTGGGTCAGCTCGTGGCGTTCTGCCTGTCTCCTACCGTCCGCGCCAAGGTTTGGGCATCGAGCGACTACAGCTACCTCACGGCCGGATCGATGTCAGAACTGGCAACGAGCGTGTCTACGCTGATCAATGCCAAGGTGTTCACGCCTGACGAGATTCGCGCACGCTTCTACGATGTGGGTCCGCTCGCTGACGGTTCCGGCAGCTCGGCACGCAAGCCGCAGCCCGCCCCTACGGCAAGTCCTGTGGCAACCCAGCAGCCAGTTGACGCCCAGCCGGCCGCCACCACGTAATTACTGCTTACGTCTCCGAGAACTGAGGACCCCGGTTGCTATGCGGCCGGGGTTTTTGCTTTGGTCCGTGCGCTATCGGGATGGAAAGCCGCGATAGAGTCCTTGCATACCTAAACTCTCATATAGGTGCGCCGCATATTCAGTGGCTTCCATGTGCGTGCCGCACTCTTCAAGCCGGAAGCACCGGACGCCTTCCTGCCAGAAAACCAGATGACGCCACGGCTTGTTCTCCGCGTGAATTGATACGACGTGGATGATTGGAATGGTCATGCGGTCGCCTTTCTCTCTTGAGCTTTGCTGTTGTAAGACAGAGAAGGCTAGCCATCGAATGGTTGCCGCGAATTAATCGCGAATGACCTGGTGGCAAATTCGTTTTGCAGACATGTAGAGCTTCGCAGGATAAGTTGTTGTTCGGTGACCACGGGAGGTGTCGATGACCAAACTTACCGCAGCTCAACGCGAGTTCTATCAAAAGAGCTTAGCGATGTTTGTTGATATCGAACGATTCGGCGGCGGGCTTTCGCCCCTTCATAGGGAGCTTCATAACCAGTACGCGGCCATTCTGGCCGAGGATGAGTATGAGGTTCCCTACGATCCTAACCAGCAGCCAGATGAAGAGGATGACGAGTAGACCGTGGGATCATGTTCCCAGCCTGTTACCGCGACTTCCCAGCAATCTCAGGAAAAGCCAGGAAATCCAACGTAATCGGCGGCAATCCATGGTCTCATGAAATTGCCGCCAAAAGTGAGCTAAGTGCTTGAATTTGCTGGTGCCCCCGGCAGGGTTCGAACCCGCGACCCCCTGATTACAAATCAGGTGCTCTACCAACTGAGCTACAAGGGCGTAACGGCATGCCAAGTACCAGATTTTGAAATCCTGTAAAGGGAAAATCGGTCGATCCGCTTCAAAGCTGGGGATCGACCGATTCACCAGTCCGAGCGAAACGTCTTGTCGCGGCAAGGGAATAACATTACGAAGAATCGCTATTCAAAGGACATTGCATGTCGCGCAATCTTCAATCCGTCTGTTTTCTCGCCTCCACCGCGCCAGAAGCTCAAGCGGCGCAGGAAGAGCTTATTGGCCT